TCATCAATTGATTTCTCTACCAAGTAATAGAGTTCATCAGTTTCTTTAAATGACATTAGATTAAATTATTTTCTTGAAAATAATGAAGGGTATCTTTGAACCCCCCAATGTGCTTAGTGTTAATAGCGATCTGTGGAAAGGTAGCACCTTCACCAAACTCAGCATAGAACTGAGATTTAGTAAAGTCCCTCTCATACTTATACTCTTTGTAGTGTACGTCAAGATTATCAAAGAGTATCTTTGCCCTATCACACCACTGACATTCATTCTTTGAATAAAGAATTACTTCCATAACCTCCTTAGGAATTACTGTAGGAATCATAGCATAAAAAAGGAGGGTCGTCAACCCCCCTCAAGATATCCATTGTTCTGTAACCACTCGCGTGTCTTTGGTGTGGGAGGATATATTTCCCACATGGCACCACCTTCACATGCTTCGAGTGCTTCCATAGTCATGTTCTCAGTTTTACCTGCCCAGGTTGCTTCTTTCTCCCATGGCCACGCTGACTCAGGATAGGTACGTTCTACCATTTCCCGCCACAGCATTGGAACATTATCTTCAGGCATGATAAGAGCAATCATACTATTATCAATGGTGCCTGCCATACAATCTTGTGCAGCGTGCCATCCTTCATGTCTCATAACAGACATAAGAGTAGCAGGATCAAACATGTATGAGTCATTCAAATAGAAAGTATTAGTTACCGTATGATAGACACCCCGGTGACCTGGTGGGAAATACTTTTCATCAGCAAGATATACTTGCACGTCAATCATAGTAAGTGCATTCAACATACGACTAAACTCTTCTTGAACTGGGGTCCAATCAGAATTAGGATATTGTTCTTTAAGGTAACCAATACCCCAAATAGGATCTACATTATCAGTACATTCTCCAAGGATAAGACATCCAATAGAGTCCATACTCTTATATCCTTGAGTAATCTTATCGTCATTAGCGAGGACGGGAAATGCCGCCATCATCAACGCAATTAAAACTGACAGTTTCTTCATGTTGTAACACTCCATCAATAAATTTAATAAGTTTCCTCGGCAGAGGAGCATAAAGTGTATCCCATTTAGCAGGATATACTTCTATAATTTTTGTTAGTAAGACAGGTCTTACCTTTCCATGATTACCATTGGAAGTAACGTTCCAACCTACTGCTGTATTTATATCAAAGTCAGCAGTTCCTGAGTAATCAATTTGAAATAGATGACCCGTAGGATCAATCCAATACAGAGACATTATACACTCAAGATCTTTAGTTTGCAAGTCCCTTTTCCAGAACCCTGGTCCTAAGTCATATGAAGTATTAATGGTGTCAAACATTCCCATACTATTAATCCAAAATCTCTACCCTATCTAGTTGGTTAGTTGATGCCCATTCAAACCAAGTTTTTCTCATGGTTGCATAGTCATCAAACTTCATTGCTTTTTTGTTCTTAAAGATGATTTTGTATGAATGACGATCATAGAGAGCGTCAGATGTACACGTAAAATAAGACATAATTTAGAGAAAAAAAGAGAGGGGATGAACCCTCTCCGGTCACTTCCTTCACACGGAAGTTATAGTATACACGAAGTAAAAGGTTTTGTCAACCCATCACTTGGTGTATGTGCGACCACGATAGCAGAAAGATCCGTGAGTTTCCTCACCCGTCTGCTTGCACTTATACTCAACACCACGATATGTAGTGTGAAGAATTTGTGCATCGTGAAGGGCAGATGCCTTCTGAATCTGGCGCTTGATGATAGTAAGCGTATTCATTGTGTTACTCCTAAAGTAATGAGGGTGGTTTAATCCCCGTTCCTTCAGTCGTTTGCGTCCCATGGGTAGCAATCAGGATTTGACTCCTTCATTGTCTCAACCAACTCATTCCTAAAGGCATTACTAATGTTCTCATTTTTCTGCATACGCAGGATGATAGCATCAGTTTGCTGACAGGTGAGGGTTGTGTAGAATAATAGTTCTAACATGGAATCAACGGAACCGTTGCGCGACTTACTTGCGTCCTGTGGCGTCTTTCTATGCTATGTGCATAACGAATACCACATGGATGAACGACAGGTCTAGTATAGACCCTATATCCTATTTAGTCAAGTCGTCTTGTGACACTTCTTCATCCATCTCAGCAAATGCTATTCTTAGTATGTAATAGATATAATAGGATGCTCCTACGACAGAAAGTATTACCATAAAGATCACTGACCACACAGGATCAGCTGGATTATCTAAAGGACGTAATAATAAATTCATTTCTCTGGTTTACATTTTGGACTAGGTACTAATTGGTATGCCATCTTATCTCGCAACTTATTCACACGTTCTTCATTGTATTGTTTGAAGTTACCTTTCTTTTCTACCTTCTTATAGTAGTGCAATGCATTGAGGATGATTGCATAGTCATCCATATCTAATTCAAAATTCATAATTGATTAAATCGATAGTCCAACATGATTCTGTATAAAGAATCTCTCATATACCATAAATGTTCTTGCTCTTCGTATGGTCGAGCAGGAGCACCTGGCCAATACTTAATAGTTTCTTGTACAGAATGGTGTAATAAACGTATATCTTCTATAGTTAAATCTATACTGTAGTCCGGTTCGTTATCGTTCATGGATTTCTTGGATCGATTCCTAAATCTTTTAAGTATTCAATCCACCAGTCAACATCTTTAATGTATTTCCAATTGGGAACTGGTTTATTTTGTTCTAGAACATAGTATTGATGGAGAGCATCATCGATAATCTGTGCGGTCTCCATATTCTTCTTCCTCTTCGTCAACGTCTGTATATACATTGTCCAAGAATGGTCCTCGTTTTCTAAAAGGTTCTTTTCCGACATAATTGTTTTCGTCGTTAACAGCAGATACCCACACAGCAAGTTTCATTACAATAAAAATTAAAACCAGTGGTGTAAAGCAACCGATTAAAATTACTGGATTCATTTATGTTTCCTCGTAAAGGGTTCCCAATGTTCACACTCGTATTTATGAACGGCATCAG